GACAGCAAAGAAACTTCCACGCAAAAATAGACAAGTCTCAGGATTGTTGGGAGTGGACAGCGGCAAAGTTTAGCAATGGTTACGGAGCCTTTCAGCTTGGCGTAGGCAAAACCGTAAGAGCGCATAGACTTATGTGGCAGTTACACAACGGCAAAAAGATTTCTACGCAGGATCATGTATGCCATAAATGCGATAACCCTGCTTGCGTAAACCCAGAGCATTTGTTTCTAGGTGATGCCCTAATTAACAATCAAGACATGATGGCGAAAGGCCGAAACAAACACCTATCTGGCGAAGACAATCCATCAGCTAAGTTAAGCAACAAGCAAGCCGCTGATATTGTGAACGACGAAAGGACACACCAACAGATTGCCGATTCTTATGGCGTTTCCAGATCGTTGATAACGCAGATAAAGAACGGGTACATACGCAACGCACAACCACAGGATCTAACATCATGACAGAAGAAGTAATCATCGAAGCACCAAAGACTGACTTCTACCTACGTCTGTCGGCAGAGTCGGACATGCCTACTGTACTGTCTGACTTCTATCAACAGGACTACGTGACTCAGATAGACGAGGAGACTGGAGAGTCTAGCCAAGTAGCAGACGGCGATCCCTACCTTGTCACTCATTCACACGACTACGCTATAGACGTGGTAGGCACACTGCACGAGCCAACAGGCACTATGCTGACTGATGAGGAAGGCAACGAGTACCCTGAGATGCAAGCGATGGCAGGCTGGCACGTTAACATCAGGCTCGTGGCCGATGCTGTACGTGAGACTGTAGAGGCGTTAGACGAGACACACGGGGTTACACCTGAGACACCTATGAGAGTTTGGTTGTGAGCATATCTACCTTCGCAGAGCTAAAGGCGAACATTGCGGACTTTTTAAACCGCGATGATTTGACGTCCTCTATCCCGACGTTTATCGCGCTTGCAGAGGCCCAGATTAATCGCGACTTGCGTCACTGGAAGATGAAGTCTCGGGTTAGTTTTACCATTGATCAGGAGTACGAAGACCTCCCAAGCGATTGGCTGGAGACTGTCTCGTTTAATGCCGGCAACAAATACCCGTTAAAGCTTGCGTCGAGAGAGACCATTGCCGATAAAAGAATGGGCAGCGAGGACACGGCCGGCACACCTGAGTATTACGCGCACATTGCCGACAAGTTTGAGTTCTACCCAACCCCGGATGATACGTACACCGGGGACTTACTGTACTACCAGCGCCTTCCTGCCCTGTCGGACTCTAACACCAGCAACTGGCTTCTAACCGACAGCCCGGATGTTTACTTGTACGGTGCGCTAATTCACTCGGCCCCGTATTTACAAGAAGACGGGCGTGCGGGCACGTGGGCGCAGCTCTATGGTGCGGCAGTGCAAAAACTTAACCTTTCATCCGATAACGCTACAATGAGCGGCTCGGGTCTTGTAATGAAGAACAGAGGTCTAGGCTAATGGCTGATACGACAACCACCACATACTCATTGACCAAGCCCGAGGTTGGCGCTTCGGAGGATACTTGGGGTACGAAGATCAACACCAACTTCGACTCTCTCGATGACCTTCTGGACGGCACTACTGCAATACAGCCCAACCTGACTGCGGGATCATGGAAAGTAGGCGGCGTTGCCGTTGCATCGACTGCGGCAGAGTTAAACCTTTTGGATGGTGTCACGGCCACTACCGCCGAGTTAAACATTTTGAGCGGTGTCACTGCGACAGCCGCAGAGCTAAACATCTTGGATGGCGTGACATCGACTGCTGCGGAGCTGAACATTCTTGATGGTGTTACGGCTACAACGACTGAGATCAACGAGCTTAGCGGTGGTCTTGGCCCCTCTGGTCTTGCAGATAACGCGGTCACGACTGTTAAAATTAATGACGATGCGGTAACAGCCGATAAAATTGGCGACGGCGCACTTGCTGCGGCATATCCTGTTGGCTCTATTTATATGAACGCCAGTGACGCTACTAACCCGGCCACCTTATTAGGGTTTGGTACGTGGGCCGCATTTGGTGCAGGTCGTGTTCTTACTGGCTTAGACGGCAGTGACACTGACTTTGATGCAGCGGAAGAGACGGGTGGCTCAAAGACTCATACGCTAACAGAGGCAGAGCTACCGGCTCACCACCACAAAACGATTGCAAACGTCGATAGTAACTCGGCGCTTACTGCGACTAACCAAGTTGCAAAGCGAGACCTCACCGGGTCGCAAGATCAAGAGTATGAGCTGCACGGGACGGCTACGGCGGCAACGCTTGGCAAGTCGTCTGAGGTTGGTAGTGGAAGTGCGCATAACATTATGCAGCCTTACATTGTTGTTTATATGTGGAAGCGTACTGCTTAAGAGGTACACATGGCGCTAAATGCTATCGATATACCAGCAGGGGTTTACAGGCACGGTACGGACCTAGAAGGCGCCGGCCGGTGGCGCGATGTAAACCTTGTGCGCTGGCGCAACGGCTCGCTTGGCCCCATTGGTGGCTGGCAGGAAAGAGTTAAAACCGGCACGACCGAGACGTTTACAGCCTCTGATCAGCAAAAGGTTTTTACTTACACATTTACAAGCCCGGATCGCTCTTCGCAGATTGCGGTTTATCAAAACGGCGTTTTGCTATCGTCTAGCGTTTACTCAATAGACCTAGCTAACAAGAATGTCGTGCTCGTTAATCGTGCAAGCGGCGGTGACAGCATACAAATAAAGCTTATATTCTTAGACAAGCCCGTCCGTGGAGCAATTGCTTGGATTGATAACTCGGTCAACACGAATATGGCCGTGGGTACGTATGCAAACCTTTATTACGTCAGCGCTAACAATGCAGTCAGTGATATCACTCCGGCATCTTTCACTACAGGAAGCGAAAGTGCTGCACTGCGGTCTGGCTTTGGTGCCGGCAACTACAACACCGGGTATTACGGCACAGAGCGAGTATCTACCGGCGAGTTCCAAGAGGCGACTACTTGGTCACTGGATACATGGGGAGAATACCTTGTCGCCTGCTCGGTCGATGACGGCAAGCTTTACGAGTGGCAGTTAAACGCAGGCACTCCTGCGGCGGCCATTGTTAACGCGCCAACATCTAACTTGGCCTTGGTTGTTACTAACGAGCGCTTCCTGTTCGCACTAGGCGCCGGCGGCAACCCCAGAAAAGTGCAGTGGTGCGACAAGGAAGACAACACGGCTTGGACCCCGGCGGCAACTAACGAGGCCGGTGACTTTGAGCTTGCGACTAATGGCGAGATCTTAAGCGGCCACAAGATGCGCGGAAGGACTCTCATACTGACGACTACAGACGCGCACATTGCTAGTTACATTGGCCCGCAGCTTGTTTTCCAGTTTCAGCGTGTAGGCACAGACTGCGGTGCGATATCGCGTCATGCGTGTGTTTCCCATATGGAAGGCGCGTACTGGATGGGCTCCAAGAGCTTTTTCTTCTTTAACGGCTCGGCTGTACAAGAGATGCCCTGCGAGGTCTTGGATTACGTCTTCACTGACATAAACAACGACCAGCGGTCCAAGGTCACCGCTATGAACAACGCCCAGTACGGCGAGGTGTGGTGGTTCTACCCTTCTGGTGGCTCGGTAGAGAACGACCGGTATGTGGTTTACAACTACCTCGAGAAATATTGGAACATTGGTACGCTTTCCCGTACGTCAGGCTTTGATGCCGGTGTCATGAAGCACCCGATTATGTTCGATGCATCGGGTAAGCTGTACGACCATGAGACCGGATTCGATCACGATGGCACGGCCCCTCATGCTGAGTCGGGTCCGATCTTATTTGGATCTAGCGTTGTAAAGGTTAACGAGATCATCCCGGATGAGAAGACGCAGGGCGAGGCAACACTGACCTTCAAGTCTCGCTTTTACCCTAATGGTGACGAGTTTACTCACGGGCCGTTTACAATGGCTAACCCGGTAAGCGCTAGATTCTCAGGGCGTCAGCTACGCATGCGTGTAAATGGCACTGAGCTAAACAACTGGCGCTTCGGCGTCCCCCGCCTTAACTTATTGCCGGGTGGCAACCGATGAGCCTTGCCCCTCCACCGTTTGGTCCCGAGTGGAAAAACTGGGGCGAGCGCCTTGTAGACCATTTAAATCGCATTCGGTCCAAGCTCGTATTTAAGCAGACCGCCGACAGCGCTAACGAAGACGGGATTATCCTGTACGACAACATAAACAAGTATCCGGTGATATCAGTCGACGGCGAGTACAGACAGATAGTCTTAGCAGATGGTCACGGTGACTTTACGATTAGCTCAGACTTCACCTATACGGCCGCAGACACGACTTATGAGCTGACTTTTACTGCCGGGGCTAACAATGACGGGTTAACGCTTACTGGCTCTCAGATCGCATTTGACAAGCCCGGTTACTACCTTGTTAGTTTTAGTGTGCAGATATTTTCGTCTTCCAGTTCAACGTTGGAGTTTGTGTTCTGGCCCAAGATCAATGGATCGAATCTTGCGGGTAGCACAATAAGGACTGCGCTTCACGGAAACTCAGAGACAACGGTTGTTAGCCGGGCGGTCATTATCCACGCTAACGCAAACGATTATTTAGAGGTGGCTACGGCGTGCGACAGCACTAACGGATCTTTGAAAGCGTTCGCAGCTAACGGTATTTCTGATGAGCCTGCGTGCCCTGCGGCAACACTTACGATCATACGCTTCCATAGGTGATATAATTGACCACTATTGTAGATGAGTTAGTTCGTTGTAAGCCTTGGTTAGAGGCGGCGCTAGAAAGATCAGGCGGCACGCACACGCTAGAAGACGTTGTGCAGTCGATACAGACAGGGGCCATGCAGTTTTGGCCGGCACCGAGAGGTTGCGCAGTAACAGAGGTAGTTAACTACCCGCAGAAAAAAGTTTTACATATCTTTCTGGCGGGCGGTGAGATGGATCAGATTATAGACATGGATAGCTCAGCGGTTGAATTTGCAAAGATGAACGGTTGTACAGGGATGAGCATTGCCGGCCGCAAAGGATGGGCTAAAGTTTTGAAAAACAAAGGTTACGAAGAGACCTTCACGGTTCTAGGAAAGGATATTTAATATGTCAGGTGGTGGAAAAGGCGGCGGCCAAACGACACAGGTAGAGATCCCTAGCTGGATACAAGGCCCAGCGTCTCGCAATTTGCAGCGTGCAGAGCAATTAGCTCAGGTCGGGTACATGCCCTACTACGGGCCTTCGGTTGCGGCGCTGACTCCAATGCAAACCCAAGCTATGCAATCTACCGCAGACGCGGCCGCGACATTTGGTTTGGCTCCGCAGATGGACGTCATGGCCGGGATGCCGCAGGCGCAAGACTTTGGCGGTATTCAGGGTTACGGAACCGGGCAAATGTTTGAGCAGGCGATTGCTGATTTGGCTGCCAATCAGCCGGCTCAGGCGGCAATGTTTAACCGGCAGTTTGCTGGCCCACAGATGGGCGCAACGGGCTTGCTTGGGCAAGGCGGTCCAATGGGCGGCTACTCACCCTTCGGGATGAGCGGCGCCTTACCACCACAGCTAAGTGGAGGGTCACGATAATGGCGGCACCAGCACCCGGCGGCGCAGCAGGACAGCCCGCACAAGCGCCAGCAGGTCAGAACGTATTCCAGCAGGCACAAATGGGTCAAACCGGCGCAATGATGGGCACTGCGGCAGGCATGGGCTACCAACCCGCGCAGGTACAAGCCGGACAGATAGCACAGACCGACTTGACCCCTTACTTCAACCCGTTTGAGCAAACTGTTGTTCAGCAGTCGCTCGGGGATATTGAGCAGGCTCGTCAGATGCAAGCTAATCAGCTCGCTTCTCAGGCGCAGCGTGCAGGAGCCTTTGGCGGGTCACGGTCGGCGATCCTAGAGTCACAGGCTAACGAGGCGGCGATGCAGCAGGCGGCACGTACCGCGTCTAACCTGCGATTGGGTGGATTTCAGCAAGCGCAACAGATGGCTGGGCAAGATCTTGGTCGTCAGATGCAGGCATCACTTGCGAACCAACAAGCAGGGCTTGCAGGCGCAGGTCAGCGGCTTGCAGCGGCCGGTCAGCTAGGCGGTTTAGCTCAGCAGGCATTCGGCATGGGTCGTGGTCTTCAGCAAGACCTTATGCAGCAAGGCAACATACAACAGATGCTCAACCAGCAGATCTTCGACCGGGCGCGTGAGCAGTTCCAAGGCTACACGTCATTCCCAGAGAGATCTCTCGGCTACTTGGCTTCTGCCCTTGGTGCGGCACCCGTACCACAGACACAGACAACAACCAGAGACCTTGGTCTTATGGATTACTTAACGGCAGGCGCGCAGATTGGACCGGCATTAGTCGGCATGTTCTCAGATCGAAGGCTGAAGTCTGATATCAAGAAGGTTGGCAAGCTTCCTTCTGGTCAAGGTGTTTACTCATGGACTTGGAATGCTAAAGCTAACGACATTGGATTGTCTGGCGAATCTATGGGCGTTATGGCCGACGAGACTGATCCGTCGATGGTAAGCATTGCCGACAATGGCTATCAAATGGTTGACTACGGAGCGCTGCTAGCATGAGTGAACAGAACTTCCTTGATGAGCTAAAAAAAATGATGGACGTGGACAAGGATGGAACCTACTCCACGTTCAAGCCATTGCAGAGTGTCGAAGAAGCCAAAAGGCAAGAGCAGCTTATGGGCGCCCTTCGATCTATGGGCGACATGGATTTTCGGCCTCAAGCTATAAATGCCCCAGCTATGGGCGGCATGCAGCGCGGCGGCGGCATGATCCCTATCCAGCAGGTACAAATGAGCGACCCGGCCGGCCAAATGGGTCAGGCCGTTAAAGGCTTGATGGAAAGCTTGGGCGACGCCGGAATGACGCAGCCTCCGGGCTATCCCGGCGGATCTGGAGGCTCTGAAGAAGGTCCTATGCTTGGCGGCTTGTTAGATATGCTGATGAAAATTGGTCAAGTTAAAAACTTATTTTGAGGTCGTAAGATGACGCCAGAAGAGCGCAGAATGATGATGGAGATGGAGCGATTGCAACAGATGCGCGCTCCTAATGCGGCGGTTGCGGCGTTGAATACGCCAGAGGCATTAGCGCAGCAAGAGCGCTTCAGGGCTGGCATGCAGGAGGCAATGCAACCGCGCCCACAAGTTGGCCCTGCACCGGGCAGTCGTCCCCCGAACCCTTTTGTGCGAGGGCTGTCTCAACTCGGTCGGCGTTTCATGGATGTTGCACAAGACCCCGTGGCAATGGCGCAACTAGCGCAAGGGTTCAACACGTTAAGGTTTAGGCCTGACCAGCAATTAGCCCAAGGTTTGCAACAGCGGATACAGACCGTGCAAAGCCAGCGACAGCAGGCGCAGGAAGCAAACATGACTGCGGAGTATTTGCGTAATCAGGGCCGCAGTGATTTGGCAACTATTATCGAAGCTAACCCAAGCATGGCTAACGACATTCTTGCGCAACTATTCACTACAAGAGATACGTTTGCTACCAAGGGCTTTGCACCGCAAGTCGACCCACAAACCGGTCAGCTTTACGGCGTGCAGTACGATCCTAATTCCGGTAAATATACCCGTGTTGATGTGGCGGGCGCTGTTGGTGAGACGCCCTCTGAAGTTTTGTCTAGAGAGACTGAGACAGAACTTGAGGTCATGGACCGTGAGCGCGCCATGAAGGCAGGCCAAGATGCGTTTGTTGCGGCTGAAAGAGCAACCGGAACCATCGACACCCTCAACCGAGCACTCGACTCGCTAGAAGCGGGCGGTGAGTCAGGATTTATACAATCCTATCTGCCGTCATTTAATGCAGCAACGACGACACTGCGGCAGGCTGCTACTGAGATGGGTATTGATCTAATTCAGAGCGCGACCTTTGGGGCATTGAGTGAGTCCGAGTTAAGGCTCGCACTGTCTAGCACTATCGACTTAAACCTGCCGCCGGCAGAGTTGCGCGCACTACTTCAAGATAAGATACGTGTGCAGAAGATCTTGCGAGACGAGCTTATGAAGAAGGCGCGAGAGCTTAGTGGCGGTAAAGTTAAGTACAGCGATCACATTCAGCGTTACCAAATTCAAGGTGGTGTTGAGCCCACGAGCGTAATACAGGTCAGACCAGAGGATTTGTAATGATTAGAGTCGGGCCAAACGGAAAGCAATACAACTTCCCTGAGAACACAACCGAGCAGCAGATTCAAAGCTACTTTGCTCGGATGTCACCGGCTGTAACGCCTGTTGAGACGCAAAAGACGCGATCTTTTGTGCAGGGGCTGACTTTTGGTTTCGGCGAAGAAATTGAGGCCGCTGCAAGATCGGCATTGGGTGCTGTGGGTTTGAGTGAGGATGATCGCAACTACCAGCAAATCCGTGACGAGTTACGTAAAAAGCTAGCTGATTACAAGGCAGAATACCCTGCTGCTGCCATCACATCAGAGCTGGCTGGTGCGATTATTCCCGGCCTACTGACGATGGGGACAGGCTTAGTGGCAAGTGCTGGCCTTACAGGCGCTCGTGTTGCGCCAACTGCTGGTAGGGTTGCGCTGATTGGCGCCGGAGAAGGTGGCCTTGCGGCCGCGGGCTACAGCGAAAGAGAGGGCATGCGCAGATTGCAAGACGTGCCCGGCGGTGCTGTTTCTGGTGCGGTGTTTAGCGGCTTATCGGCGAAGCTTGGTGAAGGCTTTAAGATGTTTGCGTCTCGTGCTCTCGGTGAGCGACCTGCCACACGGGTTCAGGCTGAGCTGCAACGACTGCAAGAAGGCACCGGTAAGACAACAGACGAAATTGTTGCTGACTTGCTAGAAGGACGTTTGATGTCAGAGAACAGGGAGCTTATGGCTACCCTGAGAGCTTACAAGTCGCAGCTTGGAGAGGCGGGTGCTGAGATTACTCAGAGACTGCCACAGCGTGCCGCAGAAACACGAGAGACGGCTGTTGCGGGCTTGCAGGCCGGCTTAACCCCAAGAATGGGCGACCGAAATGTTATGCGTGCGATGCAGGCAACCGATGACCAGCTTCTTGATTTAGAGCGAGAGGGATACCGTCAGGCGTTTGATACTGTGCCGGAAGTTAGCCCAGAGATTGCAGAAAACTTGCAGGGTATATTGCAACGCTTCGGTCCGGCTAGATCTGAGGTACAGCAGATTTACTCGGAAAGCGATAAGCTTGTACCTCTTTTCCGAGAAGACGAGGCAGGAGCGATTGTATTGACTCGCATGCCAACTCTAGAGGATGCCGAAATAATCCGCAGGGCATTGCGTGACGAGGCTAGCGGGCTATATCAGGCCGGCAAAGGCACTCGCGCGGAAGGTTTTGCAGCAGCAGAGAGTGCCTTAAAGTCTCAGCTAGATGAAAGTTACACCGGGCTAGAGCAAGTTCGTAACCTAGCGCGAACACGTCGCTTAGTTAGAGATCAGTTTGAAGAAGGCAGAAAGGCCTTGAGCAAGGACGCTGACGAGATAGAGATTGTGTTCGGCCGGCTGCAAGAGTCTTCGCCAGAAGCGGCAGATGCTTACCGGGCTGGTGTCATGGCGGCTATTAACAACAGGCTTCGCAGGTCTCCACAGATTATGGGTAGGCTTGCAGATCCCGATAGGCAGGAAGGAGCAATACTGCGTGCTGTGTTCCCAGAGGATCAGATAGAGGACGTTGCACAACAACTGCAAATTGCTGGGCGCGCGAAGGAAACAGAGCAACAAGTTTTGTTTGGTAGCCAGACAGCGCCACAGCAGGCCGCGGCTGCACAAATTGGCACAAGAACATCAGCAGAAGATATCTTGCGGATGAGCCAAGGTGATATTCTTGCTATGACACAGCAGGCAGGAAGGCTGATCGCACAGGCCGCTCCTAATTTAAATGACAGAGAGCGCATGCAAGTGGTTGAGGCATTAATGTCACAGGACCCTGATTTGGTGCGTCGTGCTCTCACGGACCGGGATGCGCTAGGCAAGCTGTACGATAGTACCGCGCAGGTTATAAATACATTAGGCTTCGCAGGTCGCGGCGCGGCGGTACAGCAAATAGCGCCAGAATTTGGTCGCCCAACAGGCGGCTTGCTTAACTTCGGAGAACAGCGATGAGCCTAAAACCAATGACAGACCTAGAGATCGAAGGAATTGTCCGTGAGGCTATTACTGATGCTGTTGATTTCTGTGAGTCCGAGATAGCCGAGGATAGAATCAAGGCCCAGCGCTACTTTGACGGCGAGGTCGATATCGGCGAAGAGGATGGCCGGTCTCGCGTCGTTTCGACGAAGGTCCGGGACACTATCCGCGCAATCAAGCCTTCTTTAATGCGTGTATTTTTAAATACCGATAAGCCCGTTGAGTATGTTCCACGTGGAACAGAAGACGTGGTCATGGCCGAGCAGGCCACCAAGTACATGCACTACCAGTTCAACGAACTAAACGGGTACAGGGTACTAAACGATGCAATACATGACGCGCTGGTTAAAAAAGTCGGGGTGGTCAAGGTTTACTACGACACTTACCAAGAGCAAGAAATATTTGATTTCCAAGATCTCAACGACATGGAGTTCACTCTGCTCGTCAACGAAGACGATGTTGAGGTTATTAAGCACACTACAAAAATGGTCGTGGAAATCGACGAATTCGGCATGGAAGTCGAAGCTCCACGCCATGATCTCAAGCTGTCGCGCACGGTTGATCGCGGCAAAATGTGCATCGAAAGCGTTCCTCCAGAAGAGTTTTTCATTGATCGTAACTCGCGTTCAATCGATGACTACTACTGCGTGGCTCACCGCACGGAAATGCGTGTTGGTGACTTGGTCGCTATGGGCTACGACTTTGAGGAAGTTAAAAATTTAAGCGGCTTAGAGCACTCAGACACTTTCTCTGAGGTTGAAGAGTACGAGCGCCGTGGCTATGAAACGGATTACGCTGAAGAGGACATACAAGACCCCTCTATGCGCCCCGTTGCGGTGACTGAGGCGTACATGAAGATCGACGTTAACGGCACCGGCGTAGCGCAGATGCACAAGATCCTCATGGGCGGAAACCAGTACAAGCTACTAGATTACGAGCCCTGCTCTCACCTTCCCTTTGCAGTGTTTGAAGTAGACCCAGAGCCTCACACATTCTATGGCCGGTCCGTTGCCGATCTTATTTTGAATGATCAGGATGCGGCTACTGCGATGCTGCGTGGCGTTTTAGATAACGTCGCACTGACTAACAACCCCCGAATTGAGATTGTTGACGGCGCGGTTAATGTGGACGACATCCTCAACAACGAGATTGGCGGTGTCATCCGGGTCAAGCAGGCCGGGGCCATCAACCCGCAAGCGGTTCCTTTTGTGGCCGGCCAGACTCTCTCTGCGCTGCAATACTTTGATCAACAGGTAGAAGACAAGACAGGCGTCACCAAGGCGTCTACAGGCCTTTCCCCTGACAGCCTTCAGGCTACAACTGCTACCGCCGTACAGGCGACTGTGCAGGCTCAGGCGGCGCAGACCGAGGTCATGGCACGTAACCTTGCAGAAGGCGGCATGCGCCAGATGTTCAAGCTTATGCTTAAGTGCATGGTTGAGAATGTAGACGAGGAGCAAATGATGCGCCTGCAAGGCCAGTCGTATACTCCTGTCGATCCCCGGTCATGGAATGCCGGCATGGATGTCTCTATTAACGTCGGCTTGGGCACCGGTCGTGAAGACCAGAAGATCGCCGTGCTTAATCAGGCGCTACAGACTCAGATACAAATATTCCAGACATACGGGCCCGGTAATGGCATGGTCTCGTTAACTAACATTCGCAACACGCTGTCTGACATCTTGGCGATTAACGGAATCAGAAATGCCGACCGCTACTTTGCGCCGATGGACCCAATGATTGAGCAGCAAATGATGCAGCAACAGCAGCAGGCTCAGCAGGGGCAGCAGGCAGATCCAAACGCGGCCTACTTGCAGGCAGAGCAGATGAAGGCTCAGGCTAAGATGCAAACAGAGCAGCTCAAATTACAGCTTGCAGCACAGAAGGCTATCGCTGAAGACGACCGCAAGCGCGATGAAATGGATCAAGATCTCTTGCTGTCTGCCGCAGAGATCATAGGTAAGTATGGTACAGCGGTAGATGTGGAGAGAATTAAACAGCTACAGGACGCGCCCAGATACCCAGAGGCACAGCCAGCTCAGGCGGCGGTAGGTAGCACGTTTTGAACATAAAGGATCGAGCAGCGCACGTTAAAAGGCTAAAGCAAGACGAGGCTTTTAATGCGCTAATCGAAGATATTAAGGAGGACGCGGCCAACGTCTTCCTAAACCCGCACTCCTCATACGAGGACCGGGAGGAAGCGCATCACATAGTGAGGGCGTTAGCGAAGATCGAGGATCGTATGGCGGTCATCCTTACGGATGAGGCGATGTTCGACAAACAGCAACAGAGAGGATCAGCACCGTGGAAACGACTGATGAAGTGACATTCGATGGAAGCATCGAGTCGGCTATAGGCCAACTGGTACAAACCGAAACTGAAGAGCAACCCGAAGAGGCCGTTGAGGTCGAAGAGGATTCTGAGGAAGAGGGGCAAGAGGACTATGAGCCAGAACAGGATGACGAGGTAGAAGAGGACTACGAAGAAGACGCTGAGGAAGAAGCCGATTCTGAGGAACCCGAAACCTTTACCGTCAAAGTAGATGGTATTGAGCAGCGGGTCACCCTAGAGGATCTCAAGCAAGGATACAGTGGTCAGCAATATGTCCAACAGGGAATGCAGCAGGTTGCCGAGATGCGCAAGCAGTTCGAGCAGATTGCCGGTGATTTCCTGAATGAGCGCGAGCAAGCGAAAGCTATTTTTGCCCAAGTGCAAAACATGCAAATACCGTCAGCCCCTGTGCCACCTAGTGAAGAAAAATTTTCGTCTGACCCAGTAGGCTATATGGAAGCGAAAATGAAGTATGACCGGGAGGCTAATGAATATCAGCAGAAAATGGCTGAGGTTCAGCAGGCACTAGCAGGTAACTCCCAAGCGGAGCAGCAGGCTAGGAACGCTTATTTACAGAGAGAAATGGATACGCTTAAGCAGGTTATTCCTGACTTCGCGGACCCCGAGAAGGCTCAAAACCTTCGCAACAATATGCTATCGGTTAGCCAGCAAACTTACGGGTTTGACCCTCAAGAGATTGCGGCCATTACTGATCACCGTGTACTCCGGGTACTGCACGACGCCATCCAATACAGGGCGGCACAGGGCGGCAAGGAACAGGCGATCAAGAAGGCCAAGGCAAAGCCCAAGCGTACTGTGAAGCCGGGTGCCAAGAAGACAGCGTCAAACCGTGACTCTTCAAGACAAGCTAGATCGAAACTAAAACGCTCAGGCAGCATCCAAGATGCGATGAGCTTAATCCTTAATGAGAGGTAATTATCATGGCACAGAAGTCAAACACCT